GGCCTGGTTCGCCGCCCGTCGCGCGGCTTCTACATGCCTACCGAGGAGGAGTCCTGATGCCGACTGACCGTGAACCGCTCGGGATCACGCTGACGGCCTTCGACCGGATGGTTGCCGAGGCCCGTCGCGACGAGCGGGAGAGAGTGCTCGCAGAGCTGACGGCCGGGCTCGCCGAGTTGGAGCTTCACGACGATCTGCCCGACTCGCATGACATCGGCTACATGGGCTGTTGGCGTGACGTGCAGCAGCTCGTCGCTTCCGTCCTGGGCTCCGAGGAGGGAGCCAACAAATCGGCCGAAAACTTGGGTCAGGACGGTGCGGAGTCAAGTTCCGTTGGCTCCCCCGTTCCCTCTGGGGACGAACGCGAGGCGGCGTCCGCCGAGTTCGAGTGGTGGTGCTGGTACTGCGGAAGCACGAGCCCCGACGAAGGGGGTCTCGCATCCGCCACCTGTGCGAGGCGTCACGGGCCCGTCACGTTGCAGCGTCGTCGCGTCGCTCCCGGGGGTGGTTCCCAGTGACCGGGCACGAGACGCACATCGGCAAGCGCGCGCACATCTTCCGCCAGCGCGGCGAGGATGGCCAGTGGAGCGAGTGGCAAATCGCCACGCTCGGCATCCCAAGCCTGCTCGCCAAGGCCGAGGACAGACCCGACGTGTGGGAGGTCGTGGAGTTGATGCCGGTCGCCGAGCACGCGGCGGCTCTGGCTGCCGTTCCCGCGCCGGCCTCCTCTCCTGTAGGGGACGGGGGCGGTTGGCTTACCGGAGCGCAACGGCGTGCTTTCGAGGGAGGCCGTTCTGCACGCCTGAACAGCATGACGCGGGACTGCCCGGTTCCTTCGCAGCGGGATCTCGCGGATGCCTGGCACGACGGGTGGGATCGAGCGGATGCAGAGATCGCCGCCGCCTCGTCTTCTTCTCAGGACGGGGAGTGCCCGCGTTGCGGCGCCGCTGCCTCGCAGCAGCCGTGCGATCACTGCCCGGCTGATGTGCTGCGGCCGACCGAGGCCGGGGAGACACGCGAGCTGCGCGAGGCGACCCAGGCGCTCGTGGACGAGGTGATGCGCCTTCGAGGGCCGGACGTCTCGGTAATGGCTGTCCTCGATGCCCCGATGACAGACGCCCTGGTCCGGGCTCGTGCGGCGCTGACCATCGGTGAGGTCCCTTCGGGGGTGACAGCCGAACCCGACGAAGGCTTCACGAGCGTCCTGCTGTCGGACTCCCTGCTCAAGAGGTTGATGGACCGGTGCCCATTCGCGTCGTGGCCGGAGTCAGCGATCGGGATGCTGGTGGACGGTGCCGTTCCCGTAGACGGCGAGACGGCCCCTCGCTGGACGTTGACGGACTTCGAGGAGCGGCGGATCGCGGTCGGCTCGCGAGTCCGTGCTCACGAGGACGCGGCGGCCGTCGGCACGGTCATCGACCTTGGCGAGTGGGATGGGGACGCCGACGACGAGGGCAGGTCGCGCGCGCTGGCCCCGTACGTGCGGGTCCGGTTCGAGGACGGCCGTGAGGAGAGCTTCGAGACGTGCGAGTGGGAGTTCATGCGGGGCGAGCCTGTGAGCGGCAAGGTCGAGCTGTTGGACGTGATCTCTGCCTCGTCAGCGCCCGTAGACGGCGAGACGCGCGAGCGGATCATCGCTGCCGGCCTGATGTTCAGCGGCCGGTTCGATGACGCAAAGCGTCCCGAGGTCCGCGAGCTGGCTGCCACGATCGCGACGGCGCTTGACCATCCCGAGTGCTTCCCGTGGGCCATGGTCCCCGCACTGCCCGCGGCCCTGGCTTCTACGAAGGGAGACGACGATGGCCCGTCCGCTGTTTGACGAGATGGACCTCGCGGTCTACGAAGCGCACTCCGTCGCGGAGGTCGAAGGCGGAGCGATGACGAGCGAGTTGCGGAGATGCCATCCGGAGCCGTTGCCGATACAGCGCCTCACGGGCATGGCTCGCCGCGGCTTGCTGACGTACGAGGACTGCGACTGGCACGGCCACGTCTGGAGGATCACCCCGCGCGGGCTTGCGCTCGCTGAGGAGTTCCGCGCCTTCCGTCTGGCTTCTAGAGAGGAGACAGCGTGAGCGTCCCGCGACACACGTACGACCGCGCTTACGTGGAGATCCCAGACGTTCCGCAGGCGTCGATGCTCGACGTTGATGCGCTGCCGGAGAACGTTAGGGCGGCGCTGAGCGTCTGCCGGGAGTTCGAGCTGGACGCAGCGGGTCGTCCGGGGCTGCTGGCCGATCCGGTGCGGGCGTGGTTCCGCCACGAGTGGCGCGCTAGAGAGGAGACGGGCGATGGCGACCGGAGCTGAGTTGATCGCGGCTGAGCGCCGCCGCCAGATCGAGAAGGAGGGCTGGACGTCCGAGCACGACGACGAGCACCGGCTCGGCGAGCTGGCGATGGCCGCCGCCTGCTACGCCTCGCCGGGTCGGAACATCGACTACGAAACGGGGCGCCCGGTCACGCCGTTCTGGCCCTTCGAGGTCGAGGCGTGGAAGCCGGCGTGGTCGGGCTCGATGCACGCGCTCAACAGCACCCTCTCTATCGCTGCCCGAACGCACGACCTCGCACGGGCCGGCGCGCTGATCGCCGCCGAGATCGACCGGCTGGCCCGTCTGGCTTCCGATGAGTGAGCGCGACATCCTCGCCGAGATTCGAGCGGTCGCGCGCGGGCACGGCTACGCGGTCGCGGTCCATGGATCGCAGGCCCGCGACCTCGACCTGATCGCCGCGCCCTGGACCTCGGAGGCTGTCGATCCGCTGGTGCTGGTGGACGCGCTCTGCGACGAGGTCGGGCTTCGTCCGCGGCTCGCGAACGTCTACCCGGACGGGTCGGCGCTTCCGAATCCCGAGTTCAAGCCACACGGCCGTCTCGCTTGGAGCCTGGTCAGCAACCGTGGTCCGCTTGGCTATGCCTATCTCGACTTGAGCGTGGCGCCGAAGGCCGGTACGGCGTTGCCGATGTTCGTCGCGGCGGGCTATCGCGAGCTGGCGGCTCCCGGTGAGAGGACGGACGATGCCTGAGCGCGTGCGCGTGAGCGTCTTCGACCCGAAGACGGGCGACACCGAGACGGCCGAGCTGCTGCCGGATAGCTACATCCTGTTGACGGGCGAGCGGATGCAGCTCACCTCCACGCAGCGCTACGGGAGCGGGACCGTGCAGCTCACGTTGAAGCCCGTGCCGGCGAGCGAGAGGACGGACGACGATGCCTGAGCGGATCCGGATCACGACGCAGACGACTGAGCGCCGCGTCTACGAGATCGACGTCGAGAAGCTGCTCGCCGACCCGTACTTCGGGGACGTCGACCTCACGAGCGTCGAAGCGCTCGGGGACCGCTTCGAGGACTGGCTGAGCGTCGACTGCCCCGAGGATTGGACGGCGTCGTGGGCGACGGAGCTGCGGCATCTCAACGACACCGACCGCGAGGTCTACGAGGTCGAGCTGGACCCGCCGTCCGGTGAGAGGACGGGACCGTGAGCGCGCACCTTCGCTACTTCTCGGACGTCGCCCGCCACAAGTGGTTCGTGTTCCGGGCCGGGCTCAAGACGGGCGCGCCGCTCTGGCGGCTGCTCATCCACGACTGGTCGAAGCTGACGCCGGTCGAGTGGGGTCCGTACGTCCGCACGTTCTACGCGGGCGACCTCGTGCGGCCTGGCGAGTTCGACCGTGCGTGGCTTCATCACCAGCACCGCAACCCGCATCACTGGCAACACTGGCTGCTGCGGCTCGATGACGGGCCGACCGAGGCGCTTCGGATGCCGGTTCCTCTCGTGCGCGAGATGGTCGCTGACTGGATGGGCGCGGGACGCGCGATCACTGGCCGGTGGGGTGTCGCCGACTGGTACGAGGCGAACCGCGACCGGATCGTGCTGCATCCCGAGGTGCGGGTCCAGGTCGAGAACTTGGTCGCGAACTGCGCCCCGCCTTCTATAGAGCAGGAGGGAAGCGCATGAGCGGTTTCGATCTGCATTCGTTCTGCGAGTCGTGTGGCGCGCATCGTCGGCGGATGCCCTTCGGTTCGTACAGCGAATTCTTCGACCGTGACCCTGTCCGCCGCTGCGGTTCTCACAAGACGGGCAATCAAGTCGTGGCGAAGCAGGTGCGCGTCGGCCGTTGGCCGTGGACTCTCGGCTGGGTCGATCAGAACGGAGTGCGCGTTGACGAGCCCGCTGCCTCTACCGACCGGGAGGACGGGGCTCATGGGTGATCTGCGCCAACGGACGGAGTACACGGCGGCGCGCGCCGCTGTCACCAGACCAGGGCGCTACGGCGAGATCGCTGAGGTCGGGCATGGCATCGATATCGAGCGGCCGGGTGAGGTCAGCGTGTTCGTGTCGCACTGGGAGGAGGCGGTCGACATGACGCCCGCTGAAGCGCGCGAGATGGCGTGGGCGTTGTTCGTCGCAGCGGATCTGGCTGAGCAGGCCGACCGGGAGGACGGACGATGAGCGACGGGGCTTTGCGTGTATCGGTGCTGGCGGCTGCTGATCGTCTCGAAGGGCTGATGCAGGACGCACGCGTGCTTTGTGGCGCGGTGGGACGTGTCAACGATCCGTTGACCGTGGCGATGGCGCAGATCGTGGTGGATCTGCGTGACGCGGCCGACCGGGAGGACAACGAGCGTGACTGAAGTTCCGATCAGCGAGCGTGCTGTCGCGGTGTCGGTCGCGGGCGCAGCACTGGATGCGATGGCGCGTGAGTGGCTTGAAGCACGAGCGTCCGGCGACTGCAACCGCTTGGAGGCCGCCGGGCCTGCTCTCGATGCGTGCGTTCAGGACTACCGGCGTGCCCAGTCCAAGCTCGACAAGACGCTGCGGCGGCTGGAAAAGCACGCTGCCGCCCCTTCTGACCAGGAGACGACGTAGATGCAGCTAACGCTTCACGACGCTCCATTCGTTCAGCGTCCAGCCCGGGGTTCTCTCTCGGGCGAGACTGCTCGCAGCCTCCCGGTCCTCGGCTTCGACCATCACCTGCTGCTGGTCGACCATCACCCATGGCCTGTCGGGGTCGTAGCGGACAAGCGTGCAACACCACACGGGCACGACGCTGATGCTCGCAGCCGTGTCCACAACCAGAAGGCGGAGATCTAGATGGACCGCGAGTTTCGTCAACTGCTGGCCGAGCTGGAACTGATCTCGCACGGTCGCACGATGAGCTTGGATGGGCGTGTCGCAGGGTCCAAGGATCCGTCGCCGATCATGCGGCTTGCCGAGTTGCCGTTGCATGAGACGTTTGCTCAGAGGTGGGCGGATTCGGGGTCCGATGGTGAGCGGGCGACGGTGTTGGCTGATGCGAGGACGGCGCTGAGAAACGCTCGGCGGACTCCGGCCCCGGAGAAGGCTCTCCTTGAGCCGGGTTCGCTGGCCTGGAAGCGTGAGATTGCGAACGATCGGACGACTGAGAGCGGCGAACTGTGCCGTCTGAACAGCATTAGCCGGACGACGTTGAAGCGCTACCGGGACTTGTATCGAGAGGACGAGGTTGCGTGAGTAGAAAGCTGCGATTTGCAGGGCTTCCCTTTCGACTTGACAGCGTGTAACATCCGCGTAGGCGTTCGAGCGGTGTCCGAAAGGACGGCTCCGCCTTCTCGACCGGCGCAGGGCTGGGTCCCTCTCCTCCTCGGCCGTGTCGTCGGATCTGCGGGTGCGTGCGCCTCCGGTGTTTAGCCCCGCTCACTGTCCACTGTCGGTTCTTTCGCCAAGCCGGGCTGGTAGTGGGCAGAGACTTCTAGGGAGGCTGGATGCGAGCGTTGCGTCGTCATCATCGTGAGCGCGTGATCCGCAAGCGGGAACGCGTCGCGAGAGCTACTGCGGTCATCCCAGGCGACTACCAGGGCAAGCATCCTCGCGGAGCTTTGGCAGATAACCAGTACTGGTGCGGGTGCAACACGCCGAACTGTGGGCTGTGTCATCCGTGGAAGCGTTGGGGTTCGGCTCGTGACCGGAGCTGGGAGGCGGTGGCGTGACGTTCTCCACGCTTCCCATGGAGAAACTGGGTTTGCCTATCGTCAGTGTTGACGGGGCTTTCCGGCTCAGTCCGTCGAAAACCCTGTGCCATGGGTTCCAGAACGCCTGTGTGTGCTCCGGGTGCATGGAGCGCGAGTCGAAACCGGCGCTAAAGATGGTTCGCCAGCCGTGGGAATTGGAGGCTGCGTAGCTCATGGCAGTTGCTCTTGGCAGCGGAGCGACTAACAGCTTCGTACGCATCCTCCAGGACGAGATGGACAAGCAGATCGCGTTGTGGGCCGCCCAGCCGACCGTCTTCGGTCCGTTCGACCAGGAGAAGTACGACGCCAAGCTCCACGAAATTCGCAGCCGGCGAGCTGAGATGGAAGCGGGTCGCAAGGTCTGCGATGCAACTGGAGAGCACGTCTGGGGTGCCGTCGAGTCCTCCGGCGGAGTGTGTGAGCACTGTCGTGGGGATGGGCTGGCCCATGGTGAGGAGTACGGCTCTGCGTGGGACGACTGCTCAAACTGTGCGGGCTTGGGCTACACGTCGACCGAGTACAGCCGGCGTTGCGAGCGGTGCGGCTTCAACGAGACGAGGACGACATGAGCTTCACGAAGCGTGACCGCGTCAACAACGCCTCCGCAGGTCTCGGGACCGTCCTGGAGGAACTGGACTCAAACCATGTGGTGGTCGCGTTCGACTCGGAACGTGTTGAGTCTCTTCCTTCGTCGGCCCTCGCTCTCGATGTTCCTCCGGCCCCGAGAGAGGGGCCGGGAACGGGTGTGAGCGGTCTGCTGGTTGATCTTGAGGTTCTGATGGTCCGCTCGACGACAGGCTCGGCGTGGGACTGGCTCGTCAAGTGGGCGGCGCAGGCGGAGAGGATCGCCCCGGTGCTCGGGAACTTCGACGACAACGCCGACAGCGGCCGTGCAGCGTCGAAGTATCTGGCGTGCGCGATGGTCGCCGCACGTACGGGCTCCGACAGACATCGCAGAGTCGTCGTGAGAGGACTCGACGCGCTGATCGGCACGGAGAACCGCTCGACGGACGGGACGCCGAGCGCGAGCTACCTGCTTGCGACGGGACGGCAGCTTCCTGGGTGGCTGGCTGCTGCTGACCTGATCGGCTACGACAACCCGTCGTTCGACATGTGGCTGCGAACTCTCCCGACAAAGACGATCGGGGACCACGGACGTGTGCAGTGGCGCGCGCTGGTCGGTTGCTCGCACAACTCTGCGTCCAACTGGGGCCTCGCGTGCCTCTCGTCGTGGGCGGCCATCGCGATCTACCTCGGGGACACCGCCCAGCTCGCGGAGGTGAGCGCCCGGTTCCGCTACTTCCTTGGCGATCTCTCGCAGTACGTCGCACCCTACGGCAAGACCTCAGACTGGGACAGAACGTGGTTCGTCGATCCGGTCAGATGGACGGGCGTCAACCGAAGCACCGAGAGACTTCTCGATGGCGCAGTCGGCGAGGACGCCTCCCGTTCCGCTGGGTCGTTCCCGACGCTCGACAGATCCGGTGTCGGCTACACACTGGAGACGTTCTCTTCGATGGTGCTGCTGGCCGTGATGCTCGACCAGGCCGGCAGACCTGACGTGTGGGGTTGGAGCGAGGCAGCGATCAGACGCACGGCCGACTGGCTCGTGCGCTACAGCGCCCCGTACAACAGCCTCAGAGGCGTCGGCTCCACGAACGGCTGGTACGCGATCTCGAAGTGGATGGCGTGGGCTCTGAACCACTATTACGGGGCGAGATATCCGACCGAGCCGTCGGTCTACGCCCGGAACACGGTCGGCGCGGATTGGATCTACGCATGAACATTCATTGGATCATTCTCCTGCTCGAAGTCGCGATTCTGCTGGTGCTGTTGATCCGTCGGTGACTGGGTTCCCCTCTCCCAAGATCAGGGGGCGCTACAACCCGCACACCCCGTTGGGCTATGCCCGCATCCATTTCGGTCTGAGAGCGGCTCTGGGGGTGTTTCTGGCCCGTTTGCGGCCTCGTTACTGGTGGAGGAGAGGATGAACCGCAAGGAGATCGTGCGTGCCGCGAAAAGAGCTGCGAGAAAGCAGGGCTGTACCTGCAAGCCGGACATCGACATTCTCTCGTCCCCGACGTTTAGAGGAGACCTGGGACGGGTTCATGTCGCTCACGATTCGTGGTGCCCTTTGCTGAGGTCGGCTGAGACGGATGGACAGCCTGCTACCACGGCCGTCATCATGGGCAGATGACCCGCCTCCACCACCAACACCACTCAGGGCGGCGTAGAAGACCAAAGGCGAGAACACGCCAGCCGATAGGGCTCGGCTCTGACCCTGAGAGGCTGTACGCCCACCGCTCCCTCCAGGCGTTGCGCAAACCGTCCCCGAGGACGTTTCAGAAGCTTGCCGAGGCAGAACGAGCCGTGAGGAGAACGCGGTGAGCGACCTCGAAGCCCGCATCGCAGCCGTAGACGACTCCAAGTGGCCCAAGAGCCACGAGCAGCACGCCATTCACTACGCCGAGCGCTTCCGCCACAGACTCAACTCGGGCCAAGCGTCCATCAACACAGACGGCACGATCACCCTTCAAGGCCCCTACGGAGAGTACATCGCCTCCGGAACGATCATCGAACGCGCCGCACAAATCGCCCAGAACAAAAACACCACAGAAACCCCGCCAACACACACCACGCCCTAGCGCACGCTACCCACCCCCGCGCACTGTGAGCCAACGCGTGTCTGACTTACACCCGTCTGTTATCGCAGACAGCACTGTGGGTTCTGCCAGGTAGACGGGTTCGATCGCCCGCCCCATAAGGCAATACGCACCGCATGTAACGGCTGGTGTAGCCGCACACACACCGTGTGCCCTCCCTAGACCCGTTCTGGCCCGATAGAGCCCATGCCGGGACACCCGGTACTCGGCACAAAGGGGTGGGGGTAGGAAGGCTTTTCACGTCACGCACCGATGAGTCTCATATGCGGTGGTCAGGGGTCCTGAGGCCTTGTCTGTTCATACAGCCTGTTCATACACGGGCCATCGTTCATACAGTTTGTTCATACAGACGACTGGCTGTTCATACAGGAGGAGAGAGCGTGCCTACGCCTGTGACGGGGTTTCGGTTTCCGCTTGGGTTGTTGGAGCGGATGGATGCTGCTCGGGGGTCTGAGTCGCGGACTCAGTGGTTGATTCGTTTGGTGGAGCAGGAGTTGGATCGTGGCGAGTCCCGTTCGCTGGTGGCGACGGGCGGGGTCCCGGATCCTCCTGCTGTTGAGTTCCGCGCTCCGGGAGCGTTCTCTCGGTCGTTGTCTTCGTTTGATGCTAAGGCTGGGGTCATTCCCCGTTAGGAGCTGGTATGGCTGCGACGGTTTTCAACATCGCTGCGGGGAGAGTCGCTGGGAATGCTGCGCGTGTGAACGCGAACGATCCGGCGAACTCTGTTCTGGTGCTCGTGGCGATCAACTCTTCGACGGCGCAATCGGTGTTGAAGGATCTCACGACGTTGGACGCGGTCTTGAGAGATGCGGGGACGAGAGAGGTCACGAACTCGGGGTATGCGCGGATCAGATTGGATGACAGATCGTCGATCACGGTCACTGCGGACAACACGGGCGATCAGCAGCTCGTCGACTTTCCCGATCAGGTCTTTAGAGCGGTTGCTGCTGGTACGAGATGGACGCATCTGATCGTTGGGTATGACTCGGATTCGACGGGTGGGACGGATGCGAATATCGAGCCGCAGACGATTTCGGATTTCAGCATTGACCCGAATGGTGGCGATATCACGGCTCAGGTCGCTGCGGGCGGGTTCTTTGCTGCTAGAACGTAGATGGCGTTCCCGGCGACTGCCGCTCTCGATGATTTCAACCGGGCCAACGCGGGGCCGCCACCTTCGGCGAGTTGGTCGAATCGTCCTCTGATCGCGTCTGCGACCGGGTCGACGGGGCTGAAGGTCTCCAGCAACGCGGTCATTCCGGATAGAACGGATCTGTATTACGAGGGCTGGTGGAACCCGTCCCAGTACAGAACGTCGAGTGGCTTGGTTGAGGTGTGGGCGGTCGTTGGGACGATTGACCGTGAGCTGTTTCGCTTGTGGATGCATCTGAACTCTCCGGGGGTTGATGGCGCAACGGACGGCTATTTCGTCCAGTACGACTCTGCGTCTGGGACGGGTGCTCTCGGGAGCGTTCGAGGTACGAACGACACGATCACGCAGCTTGGGGCGAACATCTCCTTGGAGATCGGTTCTGGCGATGGTGTTGGTCTCGCTCATGACGGGTCGACGCTGACGGTCTACCACTACGACGCCGATGGTGGCGGGGACATCAGAAACTGGGCGTCGGTCGGGACGCGTTCGGATTCGACGTACACGTCCGGGTTTCTCGGGGCGGGCATCAGCTATGAGGGGTCGGCTTCGACGCTGTCGCTGACGACCTTCGGTGGCGGGGAGGCTTCGGCGGGTTCGACGGTCGCTTTGGAGCAGGCGGTCGAGACGGACACAGCGTTTTCGTTCACGCCGTCTGGTCAGTCGACGGTGGTCTTTGAGCAGGCGCCCGAGAGAGACGTTGCGTTTGACTTCACTCCGGCCGCGTCTGCATCTGCTCTCCTTGAGAGAGCGTCCGAGACGGACGTAGCGTTCGACTTCTCTCCGGTACCTGGTGCGGTCTCGGTTCTTCTGGAACGGGCGGTCGAGGTCGACGCTGCGTTCGCGTTCGTTTCGGGTGGCGCGGTCGTGTTCGTCGATGCGTCTGGTTTTCCTCGTGCGGCCGACGGGTCGGTGGTGATGACGTCTTCGACGACCGGAGCCGACCAGGACGAGACGGGGTTCCTTCGCGCCCCTTCGGGGGAGCTGGTCTACACGACATCTCTAGTAGGGGCGGTTCGAGGCGAGGGGTTCCTTCGCTCCCCGTCTCATGCGTTGGTGATTGCCGTTGGTGCTTCTGGTGTTCGCGAGACCGGGTTCCTTCGCGATTCCAACTGGGCGTTGTGTGTGACGACGACCGGGCCTTGGACGGTGCAGGAGGGGTTCATGCGTGACTCATCCAGCCGTCTTGCCGTGACGCTCGTATGAAGCTCGCGATCAAGCCCGAGGCTTACGCCAAGCTCTCCATCGAGGAGCGCCGAGAGGTCGACGCACAGCTCGTCGAGCTGGAAGCGATCCGGGTAGCGAACCCGCTGATCTTCTACCAGCCTCACGAGAAACAGGTCCTTTTCCATTCCTCGAAGGACCCGCTGAAGATGTTCCTGGGGGGCAACCGTGCTGGGAAGACGACGGCGGGAATCAACGACGACCTGATCCAAGCGCTTCCTGAGGACTGGGTGCCGGATCACCTGAAGGCGTTCAAGCACTTCCAGCCGCCGTTCTACTGTCGCGTCGTCATTCCCGATCTTGGACAGACGCTTGAGGGCGTGACGTTGCAGAAGATCCGCGAGTGGTGTCCTCCTTCGCAGCTTCGAGGGGGATCGTTCGAGTCAGCGTGGGACTCGAAGCTTCGCGTTCTGCGGTTCGAGTGCGGCTCCTGGTTCCAGTTCCTTTCCAACGACCAGGACTTGGACAAGTTCGGTGGCGCTGCTCTTCACCGGATCCATTACGACGAGGAGCCCCGCGAGGACATTCGCAAGGAGTGCCTGATGCGCCTCATCGACTACGGGGGGGATGAGGCGTTCACGATGACCCCGCTTCTTGGGATGTCGTGGACGTTCGGGGACATCTTCGAGCCGTGGGAGCGAGGGGTCCTGAAGGATTGCACGGTCGTCACCGTCGACATGGACGACAACCCTCATTTGAACGAGGAGACAAAGGTCCGGGCCCTTCAAGGGTTGTCGTCGGAGGAGCGCCAGGCACGCAAGTCTGGTCGGTTCGTTCACTTCGCCGGCCTGATCTACCCGGAGTTCTCAAAGGAACGGCACGTCATTCCGGAGCTTGAAGAGCTTCCGGACGGTGTGACGGTCATGACTGGGATCGACCCGGGGATTCGTCATATGGCCGCCGTCGTCTTTGCCTACGTTGACTTTGACGATCGTCTGGTGATCTTCGACGAGATCGCCCTCCAGGGATCGACGGTTTCAGGGGTGTGCGAGGAGTTCCATCTTCGGTGTACGAGATGGGGGATCACTCCCCGGTGGAACGTGATCGACCCTGCTGCACGGAACCGTTCGGATCAGACCGGGCGCGCGACCCAGGACGAGTATCGAAAGCATGGTGTTGTGACGATCCTTGGGCAGAACTCGCATGAGGCGGGGTTCAACGCCGTCAAGGAGCGACTTGAGACGGACCGTCTCGTTGTCACTGCGAACTGCGAGACGTTCGTCAAGCAGATCCTTCGCTACCGGTGGAAGTCTCCCCCTCGCACCGCCGAAGGGTCTGTTCCTGAGCAGCCGGTCCGTCGCGATGACCACGTTCTCGATGCGTCGCGGTATCTCGTTCTCTCGCCGATGGTGACGCCGAAGCGCAGACCTCTGCCCGAGTCGGCGACGTTGAAGGACCGTCTGCTTCGAGCGGATCTCGACTCGCTTCGCATCCAGACGGTCGAACACCCCACAGGTCCAGGCATCTTCGCCTAAAGGAGGCCCGCATGGGCGTCAGTATCGCGCTGTCCAAGCCGGCCTATTGCGCTGCCTGCTTCCAAGCCAAACCCGACGCGACGTTCGTCGATCTCGGGTCAACATATGAGGGCCCGACGTTTCGTGACGAGGGCGGGACCGTGATCACCGTAGACGACAACATCGTCTGCGAGGACTGCGTGCGTGACGCCGCTCTCGTTCTTGCGTTGCATGTCGACCCGATTCGCGAGGTCGAGATCCAGCGCGACGAGGCACGGCAGCAGGCGCGGTCGTGGCAGGACTACGCGGAGGGATTGGAGTACGCCCATTCACAGCGTCCCGAGAGCCGTCGTCTTCCCGGCCGTCCCCGGAAGGTTCCCGATCGCCCAGTGGGGGTGGAGTAGATGGCTTACGCCGAATCAGGCGGGTTCATGCGCGACGAGCCGACGAAGGCGCTCGTGGTCAAGGTCGACAGCGCTGCCGCAATCGCCCCCGGGTCCAGCTCCATCGGCAAGGTCGGACTTGACCCAACGAACGGTGTGGGGTGGAGATCGTCGAGAACGATCTCCAGAGCGGACACGAACGCGACCGTGGTTTCGAGAGCTACGGGAAAGCTCGGCGGGTGGAGCCTGTTCAACGCGAACGCCGCCGCGCGCTTTCTGAAGATTTACGACAAGGCGTCTGCTCCTACTGTCGGAACTGATGTCCCGGTCGTTACGATCGCTTTGGCTCCCGGCCAGTCTCCGAGTGTTGAGATGACCGCCGGGATCGCGTTGGCGAATGGTCTCGCGTTTGCGCTCACTACTGGTGTCGATGATCTCGATACCGGGGCGGTCGCGGCAAGAGAAATCCTGGTCAACCTGTTGTACGTGTGATGACCGTCGCTTTGGTCGCGGCCCTCGTGGTCGTGGTTCTGGGTTCTTTCTGGCTCCTTGACCGTCGGGATGAACGCTCCCGCGTGGAGCGCGCCGAACTCCTGAACCACTTGCAGGGAGAGCGCATGCCCTCGTCCCCGGAGAGATGGATCCCTCGGCCTGAGCCTGAACCGGACGAGTTCACGCGCGTCGGCGTGATCGAGAGCGACGAATGACGATCGACGAGCTGAAGAAGAGACACGAACAGGCGAAGTCTGCGCGTCGTCGCTTTGAGGCGGTGTGGTCGATGAACTGCGCGTTCTTCGAGGGGGAGCAGTGGACCGCATGGGCGGGCGGGAAGCTGTACAAGCCCCAGCTTTCTGCTGATCGAATGACGATCACCGATAACCGGATCCAGCCTGCGGTTCGGACGGAGGTCGCGAAGCTCACGAAGCACCGGCCGACGTTCACCTGCATTCCGCGTACGGCAGGTGACGATGACATCGCCGCTGCGGAGCTGGCCGAGCAGATCCTTGAGTATCAGTGGACGCATCTGGAGATGCAGGACCGGTTCCCTCGGGCGCTCTTGTGGTCTCGAACTGCGTGCGCTGGGTTCCTGAAGGTGCTGTGGGACAAGTCTTTGGGGGAGGGCGCTGAGGTTCTTGTCGGTCCTGATGGTGAGCCTTTGACGGGTCAGAACGGTCGTCCGATCACGGAGGACATCGATCCTGAGCAGCTTGCCCAGCAGTTGGGCCTTCCCCAAGGATCGATCAGCCGCAAGGCTGTCAACCAGGGCGATATCCGCGTTGCGGTTCGGTCGCCGTTTCAGATCTTTCCCGACCCTCTCGCGGAGACGTTCGCGGACATCGAGTGGCTGATCGAAGAGTCGATCGTCTCCTCGGACTACGTGGAGGATCGGTACGGGAAGAAGCTCGATCCTGACACTCCCGCGAACCCGGGGATCGTCCAAGCCCAGCTTGGATGGCAGAACTCGGACGCGGGCGGGTACAAGGGCGTCAAGGTCTTCGAGTTCTGGCGTCGTCCGTGCAGACAGTACCCGAAGGGGTATCGCGCGACGTGGGCCAGAGACGAGATCCTTGAGCAGGATAAGGCTCCGTTCGATCCGATGCCGTACGTGATGTTCTCGGGGATCGATGTTCCGGGACGGTTCTGGCCTACGTCGATCACGGAACAGCTTCGCGATCCGCAGACGGAGCTGAACAAGACGAAGTCTCAGCTCGCGGAGAACCGCAACCGGGTCGGGAACCCCACGGTCCTCGCATCTCGTCAGGCGATTGGTGACCCGGACGAGTTCGAGCGGCAGATGTCCCAACCCGGTGGGGCGTTGTATTACGACGACACGTCCCCGAACGCGACCCCCGCATATCTCCAGGCCCCGGAGATGCCGCAGTACATCGATCGGCTCATCGATCGCATCGAAGCGTCGATGCAGGAGATTTCGGGGCAGCATGAGGTTTCTTCAGCTCAGGTCCCAGCCGGGGTAACGGCAGCCTCGGCGATCAATCTCCTCCAGGAGGCTGATGACACCCGGCTGGGACCTGCGATCACCGACATGGAGCGCCAGCTCGCGGAGCTTGGTCGCAAGATCCTTCGGTTGGTCGCACGGTTCTACGACGATCAGCGCACGATCGCGCTGGCCTCAGAGAACGACGGGTGGATGGTCGTGGACTTCCGGGGGCAGATGCTCCGCGATCACACCCATGTCGAGGTTCAGGCGGGGTCGACGATGCCGCGTTCGCTTGCTGCCAAGCAGGCGTTCATGGAGTCGATGCTGACGACGTTCCTTCAGAACGGCGTTCCTCTGAAGGACAAGAATCTCGCGAAGTACTTCCGCGACTTGCAGATCGGCGGGGCCGAGCATCTTGTCGACGAGTTCTCTCGCAACGAGGAGCAGATCCAACGCGAGAACCGCCAGTTGACGTTGGGTCAGATGCTTCCGGTCAACGACTGGGATGACGACGAGGCCCATATCGAGGGGCACACGGACTTTCAGAAGCAGCTTCGGTTCGAGCGTCTTCCTCCCCCGCTGAGAATGCTGTTCGCCCAGCATGTGCAGGCGCATCGCGACCGTCTGGCGGACCAGCAGTTCGCTGAGCAGCAGTTGCAGATGATGCCCGAGCTTGCGCAGGCGGGGCAGCAGTTGCAGTTGACGGCGGCGCAGGGCCGACAGCAGATGGCCCAGCGCGACGAGATGCACGCACAGCGTGTGCAGCAGGGCGACGAGATGCACGCCCAGCGTCTCATCCAGGCGTCCCAGCGCCCGAACGGCCAGCAGTAATCCATCACAAAAGGAGCGCACCGTGGCACGCACCAAGGCGGCAAAGACCGCCGAGAAGACCATCGACGAGAGCCTTCGCCATCTCGAACTCTCAGACGCCGAGAAGGACGCGCTTCAGGACGGGATCGCGGTCAGAGCCCGCGAGGCACGCCCCGTGAAGCTCGACCATTACACCAAGCGTGATGACTCCGACGTCCTGATCGGCCAGTTCTGCCGGATCGAGAAGGGCGACCATGCCGGCGAGATCGGCACGTTCACCGGAGTCGAGACCGATGACTCTGACGGCTACCCGGAGAGCATCTACGTCCAGCTTCGTGCCACGGGCGTCTCCGTCGTCGTGGACTACGCGGACATCTCTCCGGTGGAGTGGTCCGGCCGCTAGATCTTTCATCCCAGCGCGAATGTCGCGCTCAGTAGCAAATCAAGCAGACGCCAGGGAATCGCTACAGCCATAGGGCCAGGGGCGCCAGATTCACAGCGTCAAGGAAGGAGCACTCGTGGATCCCACGAGCACAGCCGTACAGCCTGAGGGCCAGGGCGGCGCAACCGGAGATACCCCTTACCGGGAATATCTCGACCGCATTCCGGAGGAGCTTCGCGACCAGGTCGAGCCGGTCTTCAAGGACTGGGACTCGTCGGTGACGAAGCGGTTCATGGACGCATCGCAGTATCGAAAGCAATGGGAGCCCTACGAGCAGGTTGGGCTCAATCAGTACGACCCGCAGGATCTCGCGGGCCTGTTGGAGTTCTCGAAGATGGCCGGAGATCCGGCCCAGTACCGGTCGTGGCTTCAGGAGCAGGCCCAGCAGATGGGGTTGCTCGGTGAGCCCGAGCCGGAGTTCGATGACTCCTTGATCGACCCATCCGTCTCTCAGCTCTTGGAGAGACAGATGAATCCGGTCAGACAAGAACTGGATCAGTTGCGCGAATGGAAGTCCCAGTTCGAGCAGCAGCAGGAACAGCAGGCGATCCGCTCACAAATGGACCGTGAGATCGAGTCTCTGAGCAAGGAGCACGGAGAGATCGACAGCGACATGCTCGCAGCGTTCGCTTCGAGATATCTCGAACAGGGTCCACAGCAGGCGATCCGTTCCGCTTTCGATGACATGCAGAAGTGGCGTGGTTCTATCGAGCAGTCCCTTTTGAGAGGGAAGCTCAACCAGCCGGGCATGGGGGAGACGGGTTCACCCGATTCTTCCGTTGAGGCACCGAAGACGCTCCAAGAGGCCCAGAAGGCCATGGTGGAGCGCCTGAACGCACGCCAGTCCATGTAGCACCGGTCTGCGGCCATCCCTCCCTGACCAAAGGAGTGGCCTATGGCTACGACCACCGTCTCGTCTTTTGACGCAGACCTCAAGGATGTATACGGCACCACGATCGTGGAGCTGCTGAACAACGAGGCGTACCTCATTTCGCAGATCGAGAAGCAGCGCGCGGACGAGATCGGCGCGTTCAACGGTGAGGGCCGTCGTCTCGTCTTCGCTGTGCACACGGGACGCAATCGTTCTGGCTTCGCAGTGACCGATGGTGGGACGCTGTCGGTTGCCGGGAGACAGACGGACCTTGACGGCATCGTTTCGATCAAGGCGTTCAACTCGGCTATCGAGCTGACGGATCAGGTGATCCAGCAGTCGATGGGTGGGAACACGACCGCGTTCGCGCGGGCGCTGAACCGTGAGATGGACGGCGCGATGACGGACATGCGCCTGAAGGTCAACCGGATGGTGTACGGGTCCGGTGACGGTCTGCTGGCGTCGTGTGTCTCCTCGGAGACCTCGACGGACATCAGAGTCGACTCGGGCCAGTACATCAACGTGGGTGACACGGTCGATGTTCTGACACGGGCGGACGGCC